TAAACATCGGTATTCTGGCAAACAAGGCAGCAACCGCAAGAGAATTGTTAGGAAGGTTAGCAACTGCTTATGAAAACTTGCCTAAATGGATGCAACAGGGTATTATATCCTGGAATAAAGGTTCTATCGAATTAGAAAATGGCAGTAAGATATTGGCAGCTTCTACGTCTGCGAGTGCTGTCAGAGGTATGTCGTTCAACATCCTCTTTCTCGACGAGTTCGCATTCGTCCCGAATCACGTTGCTGACTCGTTCTTTGCATCTGTTTATCCTACTATTACTTCTGGTAAAAACACCAAAGTAATTATCGTATCTACCCCACATGGTATGAATCACTTCTACCGTATGTGGCACGATGCAGAAAAGAAGAAGAATGAATATATCCCCACAGAAGTCCATTGGTCAGAAGTTCCTGGTAGAGATATTGTTTGGAAAGAGCAGACCATTGCAAACACAAGTGAGCAGCAATTCAAGGTCGAGTTTGAATGTGAATTCTTAGGATCTGTTAATACTCTGATTAACCCAGCAAAACTTAAGATGCTGGTTTATGATGACCCAATCAAAAGAAATGCAGGACTTGATATTTACGAAGAACCAAATAAGGAACATAATTACTTAATCACAGTTGATGTTGCTCGTGGATTGGGTAATGACTATTCGGCATTTATTATCTTTGATATTACAGAATTTCCGTATAGAGTAGTAGGTAAGTATCGAAATAATGAAATAAAACCAATGCTATTTCCAAATGTTATCTTGGATTTAGCAAAGGCATATAATGATTCTTGGTTATTGATTGAGGTGAATGATATTGGTGATCAAGTTGCAAGTATTCTTCAATATGATTTAGAATATGAGAATATTCTGATGTGCTCGATGAGAGGAAGAAATGGTCAGATTGTTGGATCCGGTTTCAGTGGAAAGAAATCTCAACTTGGAGTTAGAACAACTGCTGCTGTTAAAAAGTTAGGATGCTCCAATCTTAAAACTTTAATTGAAGATGATAAGTTAATTACAAGTGACTATGAAATCATTTCAGAACTAACCACATTTGCCCAAAAGGGAAATTCATTTGAGGCAGAAGAAGGTTGTAATGATGACCTTGCAATGTGTCTTGTCATTTTCTCTTGGTTAGTGGCACAGGACTACTTTAGAGAAATGACCGATAATGATGTCCGTAAAAGAATCTACGAAGAGCAAAAGAATCAGATTGAGCAAGATATGGCACCTTTTGGATTTATTTTAGATGGTGTATCAGATGAAGCAAGTTTTGTAGATAATTCGGGTGATAGATGGTTTACCGATGAATATGGTGATCGTTCTTATATGTGGGAATATATGTGATGACCTTTGATGATGAGATTGAGGTAGAGCATTTACTATTTTTTGATCGTAAATGTAGGGTATGTGGAAAAGTTAAAAATCTTATAGAGGACTATTATCTGACAAGAAAAGATAGAAAAACTTTACCATCATCATATTCTTACGAATGTAAAGAATGTACTATAAAAAGAGTAATAGTGAGTAGGATGACAACTAATATTTTTGATAGATGGGAATATCCTGACTGGTAGATTTGTTCATGCCCAGTTTCCCCACTGAAAATAACCCTTTTCCTAAATATTTTTAGATAAGTTTGGATTGCGAGGGAAAACAAGATGCCATTAAATTTAGCATCTCCTGGTATCAGTGTAAGGGAAGTAGACCTTACTATTGGAAGGGTTGATCCTAGTTCAGAAAAAATTGGTGGCCTTGTAGCACCTTTTGCACAAGGCCCTGTTGGAGTTCCAGTAATTATTGGATCAGAAAAAGATTTACTGGATAATTTTGGTAGACCATATGGTAATGATAAACACTATGAGCATTGGATGGTAGCATCATCATATCTTGCATATGGTGCTCCAATGAGAATTGTAAGATCAGATGACACCAACATCACAAATGCTTATGTTGGGTCTGGTTCAAGCATTAAAATCAAAAGTGTTGAACACTACGAACAATTACAATATGATGAAAATGTAATTCCTGGCAGAACAATCGTTGCCAAGAATCCAGGATCATGGGCAAATGGAATTCGTATTGGAATAATTGACTCTAAAGCAGATCAAATTTTAATTGGTGTTGCAACAGCAGGTGTTTCCGTTGGATATGGATTAACTCAATCTGTAGTAGGAAAAGTCGATATTGGTGTAGGATCTACTTCAGCACTTGATGGACATCTTAAAGGGATTATCACAGAAGTTGGTGAAGGAAGAGTTTCTGTAAAGGTTCTTTCTCATGTCTCTGCTGCAGGAACAGAAACTGTAGTTGATTATCAACCATCAGGAATATGGTATTTTGATACAGATCAAGATTCTGGTAAGGTTTATATTACACAAAATAATGGAGGAGGTTCTGTAGGAGTACTTACAGTTACTTCGGATGTAGATTGGTTTGATAATCAAGATTTAAGTGTATCTACAAGCACTGTAGGAGGAACAGAGTCTACTAATACTATCAAGTGGAATTCTGTTGTTGATAGACCATCAACATCTAGTTATGTTGATGAGAGAGGTGGAAGATTTGATGAAGTTCATGTTGTTGTTATTGATGGTGAAGGAAAAATCACAGGTAATGCAGGAACTATTCTTGAAAAGCATTTTAATCTTTCCAAAGCAACAGATGCTGAATTTTCAGTTGGATCACCATCTTATTGGAGATCATACTTAAAGTCTGCCTCTCAGTACATTTATGGTGGTTCTGAACCATCTGGAATTGTAACTACTGGTTATAGTTCAGATTTTAATCTTCAATCAGATACTGGTTGGGATCAAGATGCAGAAGGTATTATTTTTGGTAGTGGAGGAAACAATAACTTTAAATTATCTGCAGGTAAAAATTATGATGGTGGAACAGATATTACCACATCTGGAGCACTTTCTGCTGATGTAAATGAATTGGTAACTGGATATGGAATTTTTGAAAATACAGAGAATTTTTCTGTAGATTTCTTAGTAATGGGTTCTGCAAATTATTCGAAACCTCAAACTCAAGCACTTGCAAATAAATTAATTGCAGTTGCTGATATTAGAAAAGATGCACTGGCATTTATTTCTCCATATAGAGAAGCATTTTTAGTTGATACTGATGCAGGAACAGTTACCGTCAATAATGATGAAGTAATTACTGATAATGTATTAAGTTTTTATGCACCACTTACATCTTCGACTTATGGGGTATTTGATAGTGGTTATAAGTACATGTATGATAGGTTCTCAAACACATTCAGATATATCCCTCTGAATGGTGATATTGCTGGACTTTGTGCTCGTAATGACATTGACAACTTCCCATGGTTCTCACCAGCAGGAACAGCAAGAGGTGCCATTTTAAATGCAGTTAAACTTGCATATAATCCATCTCAATCACAAAGAGATAGACTTTATTCAAATAGAGTTAATCCAGTTATTCTTTCTCCTGGAGCAGGAATTATTCTGTTTGGTGATAAGACAGCATTTGGCAGATCTTCAGCATTTGACCGCATAAATGTTCGTCGTTTGTTCATCTATCTCGAAGATGCGATTTCTGCAGCAGCAAGAGATCAACTTTTCGAATTTAATGATGAAATTACAAGAACAAACTTTGTAAATATTGTGGAACCTTTCCTCCGTGATGTTCAGGCGAAGAGAGGAATTCAAGATTATGTTGTTATTTGCGATGAGACAAATAACACTGCTGCAATTATAGATAATAATGAATTTGTAGCAGACATCTTTATTAAACCTGCAAGATCAATTAACTTCATTGGTCTTACATTTGTCGCCACCAGAACTGGTGTCTCATTTGAAGAAGTAATCGGTAACGTTTAATTTAGAGGTTTAAAAAAAAATGCCTAGTCGCCAACAACGTAATACCTCACCAGTAAGAACGATCAGTGATTTTAAATCTAAATTATCTGGTGGTGGTGCAAGAAACAATCTATTTGAAGTTGAATTAGCATTTCCTGATGCTGTTCGTGTTGATAATGATGTCCTTCAAAAATCAAGATTCCTTGTAAAAGCAGCTGCTCTTCCAGCATCTACTATTGCTGCAATTGATGTTCCTTTTAGAGGACGTATTTTAAAAGTGGCAGGTGACAGAACTTTTGAAACATGGACAATCACCATTATCAATGATGTTGACTTTTCTATTCGTTCTGCTTTTGAAAAATGGATGAATACAGTCAATAAGATGACTGATGCAACAGGACTTACAAATCCTGCAGATTATCAAAAGGATGCCATTGTAAAGCAATTAGATCGTGATGGATCTGTTCTTAGATCATATAAGTTCTGGGATATTTTCCCAACTAATATTTCTACAATTGATTTAAATTATGAAACTACTGACACAATTGAAGATTTTACCGTAGAACTTCAAGTTCATTATTGGGAAGCATTTAGAGGAACCTCTTCTAAAGCAGGTGGTGAAGATATAAGCTAAATAATACAAAGAAAAGATACTAAATTTATAATATGGCAAAACTTTTTGGTTTTTCTATTGAAGATGATGATAAAAAATCGAAGTCGATAGTTTCCCCCGTTCCTCAAAATAATGAGGACGGGGTTGACAATTATATTGCTAGTGGATTTTATGGATCTTATGTAGATATTGAAGGTGTATATCGAACTGAA